TTTATCTGCATGATCATTACCGTTAGAAAAGAAATCTTCTTTTCCTGTATGTGAAAATACATGTTTAAAAAATATTTGAGTTGGATATTGTAATATTTTTTCATAGATTATTTTTACTAATTCTTTGTTAGGAAAATCTTTTTTCCAATTTAGATCGTAATTTTTTTTACCATATGATGTACAACAACGTATTGAATATTCTGAATCACTAACAATTAATATATTTTCACCAATATGTAAATTTTTTTCCACGATAATTAATGCTTTGTATATAGCACTTAATTCCGCAACATTATTTGTTTGTTTTCCTTCTATTTTTTCAGAAAAATTTCTTTTATCATTTTCACCAAAATATACACCTAATCCTGCACACGCATTTGAATATCCATTTTTACTACATGCTCCATCAGTAAATACTATAATATTATATTTATTTATTTCTTCATTCATATAATATTATAGGTTGTTTTTTTTATACTCATTCCATGATATATTTTTAATTGATTTTTCTACGTCTTCTGTATTGTTTTCAATAGAGTTAATATTTAATTTAGCATCTTTCTTTAAAGCACTATCTATATAAATTTCTTTTAATAGTTTTCCAACTTCAAAAGAACCCTCATGTTGATCTAAATTTCCATCTTCAATATGTTTTAATGTATTAATCAAATTTATTAAAATATTTAAATCAATTTCATCTTTAAAAACTTTATTATAAATATCTGTATAATTATTAAAAAGAAAAGAGCATTGTGTAGTGCAAATATTACTAAATGTATCAGGGTCATTTTCTAAAATTTGTTTATGAGTTTTTTTTAAGTTTAGCATTTTATTAACATCTTCGTATATTTTACCACTATGTTTTAATGATCTCATTAAAGATGTATTGTCTATAACATCTCCTTGTTTAAGTAATTTATCAAGTTGTAATCTCTCTTGATTGTTCATCTATAAAGTATGTAAATATATATTTTTAACATATATTTTTTAAATATAATATTTTTATATAATATATGTCATCACCTCATGAAACCTCTGATACAGGAGTATCTGCATTAGAAACACAACCTATGTATCCAGGGGCTAGTTCACAACGTGAATCAGCCGCTATGTTTGCTAATGCACGTAGCTCTCAACAAAATGATTTAAATAAAAGCCATGGAGGATACAAAAAAAAAAGAAAACATAAAGGAGGGTCTTCCTCTGGAACAATGGTTGTTCCTTCATTTGATCCACCTGGACAAGCAATTAGTGGACCAAGTCAACAACCAACTGCCCAAAGTGTAAATGGTAATATTACTGCAACACAAGGTGACGCTAATGGAAAATTTGATGTTTGTGCAACAGATCCAAGTAATTCTGTATGTACAACTGGAGGACGAAAAAAAAGAACTAGAAAAATGAGAAAATCCAGAAAATCTAGAAAATCCAGAAAATCTAGAAAATCTAAGAAATCTAAGAAATCTAAGAAATCTAAGAAATCCAAGAAATCCAGAAAATAAATAATTTAATAAAAAAATATTAAATTATTTGTATATATATGAAAAAATATATAATGGGTGATAAAATTAATATAAAATATGATTTAGGAGACATAATTATAAACGGTACTGTTACTATAACATTAATTTGCAACGGATATCTTTATACATGTGGACATTGTTTTCCAAAAAATGCATATACAATATATGGAAATTTGGTATATACATCTGGATTTGATACGGAACAAGAAGGACAAGAAATAGCTATTATAAAAATTAAACCAGATAAATTAAAATATTTTATAGAATTAAAATTAAGCAATAATTTTAATTATAATAATGAAAATAATAAAGTATACATGATAAATTCTAGTAAAATATTTACTGGAAATATTATTACTGAAATTAAAGAAGATTTAGATAGACAATTATTATATATAGAAAAAGATAATTACACTATAAATCATGAAATAAATAAAATAGATGTGCCGTATTATTTTATTAAAAGTAATTTTAAAAGTAAACATGGTTACTCAGGATCACCCTGGATTGTAAAACAAAATAATAAATGGTTTTTATTGGGAACTCATATTGGAAGTACAATTGGAACAAATAATAATGAAAATATAAATATAGTATATGTAAAACCACTTATATTAAATATCTAATAAATAAAATATTTAATTATTTATTTGTTCCCCTTTTTATGGTGTTTATAACCAAATAATAAAATTAACAAAAACATAAAAAAGTTACTAGTCCCTGTTCCGAAATACTTAGTAAATTTTAACCGTTTTTTTAATCTATTTTGATTTTTAGTTGTTAATATATTGGGAATTAAATTACTTAATGAAGATAATGTTGGCGAATCATTATTTTTATTGTGTAATTTTTCTTGGTAATATAAATGTACCATAGATAAAAATAGACCTAATATAATTATTGGTAAAAAATGAATTAATAAATCTTTATTTAAATAATAAAGCATAAAAAGATAACTACATCCTTTTGTTATATCACTAATATGATCATAATAATCACCGAATATAGATATTAAATGATATTTTCTAGCAACATAACCGTCTAAACAATCAAAATAATAACTTAATCCGAATAATAAAGCACTGTAAACATACTCATGATTATATAATAAATATAATCCATATACCCAGGATATGTTACCCAATGTTGTAATCATATTTGGTGTTATATTCCACTTATACATATAGGGTGCTAATGGTTCAACAAATAAATATATAATATTATCAATCGGATTTTCATATTTAACACTTAATTTTCTCATAAACTATAATATCTATATATATATTTAATGTATATAAAAATGTATAATAGATGATTAATAAATTATTAATATAATTTTTTTAAATATAATTATATATTAATATAAATTATGAGATCTTCCGATATATTTTTATCATTAATTGTATTATTAATATTCGCATTTCTATATTATTATAATATTTTAGCAGTAGGAATGAAAGAAATAGAAGATAATTGGCCAGTATACAGATGTAACCCATCAGTAATGCCTTTTGCAGGATCATTTGGACATGACGTCGGTGATAATTTTACATATTGTATTCAAAATATGCAAACAGATTATATGGGTGTTTTATTACAACCAGTTAATTATACCATGTCTTTAATCACTAATATATCAGGTGAATTAACAGATGATATAAATAATATAAGAGCTTTTTTAAATAACATTAGAACTTTTGTAACTAGTATAGTTCAATCTATTTTTGGAGTATTTTTAAATATATTAATTCAATTTCAAACAATAATAATTAAAACAAAAGATTTAATAGGTAAAGTAATAGGTATTGTAGTAACAATGATTTATTTAATACAGGGGAGTTTAAATACAATGAATAGTGCTTGGGCTGGACCAATGGGTGGATTAGTTAGAGCAATTGGAAGTTTTAGTATATAAATTTATTTTATATATTTTTATATTTAATTATATTTTCGTAATTACATATATATATGAATAGTGGTATATCAAATATAATAAATAAAATATATGATAAATCAGGATTTTTAGAAAAATATGGAGGATCTATAATATTAACAATGGTTATTATGTTAATTTTTTTATACTATATATCATATTATTTTATTTTAAACAATTTAGAACCAATAAAAGCCGATTGGGTAAATGAGCGATGTAAACCATATATCTTACCATTTGCATCATTGATTAATAAACCAGATGATCAAGATTCTATGCAATTTACAAATGATAATTTTACATATTGTATTCAAACAATAATAGCAGATTTAACAAATATATTTTTGCAACCAATTTATTACATAACATCATTATTACAGTCTATTTTTAAAGCATTACAAAATGCAGTAAATGATATACGTGGATTATTAAATAATGTAAGAGAATCTATTCAAGATGTGAGTGAAGAAATAATGTCTAGAATATTAAATATTTTAACATCATTGCAATTTATGTTGATAAAAATTATGGATTTTTTTGGTAAAGTAAAAGGTGTACTGACTGCGTCAATATATACATTATTGGGATCATATTATTCATTACAATCATTAGTTGGCGCCGTATTTCAAATGTTTATATTAATTCTTTTAATGTTATTATCTATAATTATTCCATTATTAGCTATTCCATTCGGTTTCGGTATCCCAATTGCTGTAATATTTATAATAATATTCATATTAATTTCAGTACCTTTAGTATTAATTTATGTAATGGCTGGAAGTATATTAAACTTACATGTAGCTTCAATTCCTGGATTACCATAATTTAGGAAATAAATTTTTATATTACTAGATTATATATGGAATTTAAATTATTCGGATTTGAATTAAGATTAGAAGTAGTTATAATTTGTATCTTAATTGGTATGGTTTTGGGAGGACATTTATTATGTTCATGTAGTAAAATTGGTTTACAAGAAGGTATGCAAACTATGGGTGCTGCGATTGATTATCAAATGGGAAATGGTGCATATAATAGTTGGATGAATAAAACAGAGCAATATTCTAGTGATATGGGATATCAACCATTAACAGCTAAACAAGATAGTAATTATGCTGACCCAATGCCTAAAGACAGTATGTTACTTTTTCAAAATAATAAATCATCAGGAGATTGTTGTCCTAGTAATTATTCAAATAGTATGGGATGTATTTGTGAAACAAGTGAACAAACCGCGTTTTTAAATGAACGTGGAGGAAATCGTACAATGGCTCCTGCTGATTTTTAAATAAATGATAAAATAAAATAAAATTGATTAATCATATTTAGGGCTTTTAAATAGAATCCCTAAATATGGAATTTATAATTTCGCAAAAAAACAGTGATGATATTCTAGATCTTCGTTCAGAAGATTACGACAAAGCCATGGATTTAGTCTACAAAACACTAGAAATTTATATTAAAAAATATAATAAAAAAGAGGAATGTGATATAGATAAACCAGTATTTTTAGAAGATACTAAAAATGTCTTTACTATGATTTATAATTTTTACAATGATCCAGAATTAATTGAAGAAATGGAAGAGGAAATGCGTACTACTACATGTGAAACTGAAAAAGAAGAAATTAAAATATTTGGCGACTTTATAAATGATCTACAAATTGTAAAAGATTTTGTACACAGTAATAATTATTCAATTGAGACACTAAAAGAGTACGAACATATTTTAACAAAAATATCGAACTTTATATGTGAAAAAACTAGAGAGATAAATGAATTGAATAATTGCATGAGTTCTCTTAATGATAGTCTAGGACAATTAGCTAGTGCCCTAGATAATATGGTAAACATAACGAATGATAGTATGATAGAAAATGTTGAACCAAATTTACTTACAAATTAAAAATTTAATTCACATACTTCACAATAACAAATTTGTTTTTGTCTTTCACCATAATCTAAATCAATAACATCATATATAATACTATGTTTACAAATTTTTTTTAATTGCTCATCTAGTTTAGATATAGTATCTTTATTTTTTTCAATTTGCAATTGATAAACGGTTATATCAAAATTACTATAATGATTATCAATAGTTTCATTTTTTAATAAAATACTTTTATGATTTAAATAATTAGTAATTATTTGCTCAATAAAAAAAATTTCATTTTGTAATTGCGTTTTACTATTTTTTATATATTCGATTTCCATTATATAAAAAATTTATAAAATTATTTTTATATGTATTTAACAATACATTGTATTTTGAATATATGCAAAGGTATCATCGTCTGTCTTTGGAATTAATTTATTAACTATGTCTTTATTTACTGTAAATGGAAAACTAACATCTAATGCAGTTTTATCATCAAATAGTGTAGATCCAGGTTTCATTAGTCTAAAAAGATTAATTTTGGTATGAATAATTTCTAGACATCGTTTAAGATTTCTAACACCCTTTTCACCTTGTGTGTAATTTTCAACAATATGATCAATTGTTTCACTTGGAATAATAATATCATCTTTTTTGAAATTAACTTGTTCTGAAATCTTAGGAATCAAGTAATTATTAGAAATTGTATATTTATCTTTCTTCTCGTAACCCTGTGTTTTAATCTTGTACATTCTATCAAGTAAAATAGGGTTTACTTTTGACTCATCATTATAACTGAATATGAATAAACATTTACTCAAATCAAAATCAATCTCTGAAAAATATTTATCATGAAATTCGTTATTTTGACTAGTATCAGTTAAATGAGTTAAGATACCTGCAATTTCTTCACCCTTAGCTGTATCACTAATCTTATCTAATTCATCAAAGTAAATTACAGGATTCATTGATTTAGATTTAATTAAAATATCAACTATTTTACCCCAAGTACTTCCTTCATAAGTATAAGAATGGCCTTCCAAAAAGCTACTATCGGTAGCACCACCAAGAGCAATAAATGCGAATTCACGATTTAAAATTTTACTAATACCGTCTTTAATAAGAGTAGTTTTACCTGTTCCCATAGGACCTTTAATAGCAATAGCTGTACCCATTGCTTGAGGATTGGCTATCCATTGACCAATCATTTGCATAATTTGAATTTTCGCATCATTTAAACCAAATACAGCATTATCTAAAATTTGTTTCGCATTTTCCATAAATTCGTGGCTTTTTTCAATACCGTCATCAATTGTAATAGGAAGGTTACTATTTACTCCAAAAGGAATAGACATAAATGTATCAACCCAATTTTGAATTTTATAATATTCACCATTTCCTGGATCCATATGTCTAAGAGAATCAATTTTTTTTAGAGCAATTGATTTAAGATGAACTGGAATATTAGATTCTAAAATTCTAAGACGATATGGCTTTTCAATAACACTAATTTTATTTACTTCTTCTACTTGTTGAAGTATTTTTTGCTGTTCGTTAATACCTAATTTTTCCTTAAAATATTTATAATCATTTAATCTATTTTTTTTTGAAATTAATTTTTTTAATTTCATCGTATTTTTACTACGTTCTTTATTAGTAACCTTCTTTTTTTCATGTTCTAATATTTTTTCGTCTTCTTCGACTGATTTTAAAAAGTCTTTCACAACATTATCGTCTTTATTATTTTTTAACATGATATTTAAACCTTGTTTGATTCCCAATAAAGATTTTTCTTCTTGATCAAAATCACGAGGTTTCTTTTTAGATTTTTTTTCACCATCATCATCATCATCGTCATCGTCATCATCAGAATCAGAATCATCTTCATCTTCATCTTCATCTTCATCTTCATCTTCATCTTCATCTTCAGAATCACATATAGTTTCATAATCAGATTCTTCATCACTATCATATTCATCATTATCAATAGCAATTGGATTTCCTATTGTGAAAATCATATTTATGTTTTGTTTTCCATTTTTTACAATAATTTCTTGATCTGATTCACTATCTTCACTTTCAGATTCTTCCCTCACAATTTTTTTATTTTTATATTTTTTATTTAGTACTCTTGATTGCTTTTTTCTGCTACTTTTACATTGTTCTTCATTATCATGTTTAACATTTTCTTCGGCTTCTTTAATTTTTTTATTAATATATTTAGAAGGAAAAATTTTAGATAATGTTTTTCTTAATGTTAAAATATCTACACCTTCTTCTTCATCCTCCATTTCAGACTCTGATTTATATTCTTCTTCATCGTCAGAAGAATCATCAGAATCATTATTTTTTTTATATTTATTCTTCAATTCCTCATTCCTTTTAACTTTAGAACGAGTATTGTATTTTTTTGATGAACCTTTATTATTTAAATCAGTGGAAGTCATTTTAGTTAATTATATATATTATTTTAAGTAATTATTAATAATCAATTTTAAATTAAAATACATAAAATAATAAAATACATAAAATAATAAAATTGATAGAAACAATCTAAATATTATTATATAATATAAGAAGGTATGGTTAATTTAAAAAATAAAAAGAATGCATCTAAAATATTGGGGATCCAATTTAGTATTTTATCTCCAGAAGAAATTAGAAAAAGTTCTGTAGCAGAAATAACATTGCGAGATACTTATATTAATAATAAACCTGTTATTGGTGGATTATTTGATCCACGAATGGGTATTTTAGAACCTGGTTTAATATGTCCGACGGATGGTTTAGATTATATGCAAACACCTGGATATTTTGGTCACATTGAATTAGCACGTCCTGTATTTTACATTCAATATTTAAATACTATTAATAAAATTTTAAGATGTGTTTGTATTAAATGCAGTAAATTATTAATTAATAAAGAAACTTATAAACAGGTACTTACTATGAATTCTGAAGAACGTTGGAATTTTGTATTCCAATTGGCCAGTAAGGTAAAAAGATGTGGCGAAGACAGTCATGATGGTTGTGGATGTTTAAAACCAAAAAAAATTCGTAAAGAAGGATTAGCTACTTTATTCGCCGAATGGGAAGAAATAGAAGGTTTATCTGAAGAAGAAAAGGATAAATTAAGCATGAAATTAACACCAGAAATTGTATTAAAAATTTTTAGAAGAATTTCAGATGAAGACGTTTCATTTATGGGATTTAGTCCTACATTTTCACGTCCAGATTGGATGGTATGTCAAGTATTAGCTGTACCACCACCAGCAGTTAGACCATCTATCAAAATGGACGGACAACAAAGAAGTGAAGACGATATTAGTCACATTATTGTGAATATTATTAAAGCAAATAAATCATTATTAGAAAAAATAAACGAAGGAGCTAATGCGAATGTTATTGACGATTTACATATCTTATTACAATATTATATAGCAACGCAAATCGATAATAAAATTCCAGGTGTTGCGTCTGTTGCTCAAAGATCAGGAAGACCATTGAAATCAATTAAAGAAAGATTAAATGGTAAAACTGGTCGTGTTAGAGGAAACTTAATGGGAAAACGTGTAGATTTTTCAGCTAGATCTGTAATTACACCTGACCCTAATTTATCAATTAAAGAATTGGGTATTCCATTGAAAGTAGCCAAAAATATTACAAAACCAGTTAAAGTAAATTCAATGAATAAAACATTTTTAACACAATTAGTGGTTAATGGACCAGATGAATATCCTGGAGCAAAAGTATTAGAGAAAAAAAATGGAGAACAAATATCTCTACGATATGCAGATAGAGAAAATATTTCATTGGAATATGGAGATACTGTACACCGTCATATGATGAATGGAGATGGAATTTTATTTAACAGGCAACCTACATTGCATAGAATGAGTATGATGTGTCATATAGCAGTTATTATGTTTAAAGGTGATACCTTTCGTATGAATGTAGCTGATACAAAACCATATAATGCAGATTTTGATGGTGATGAAATGAATTTACATATGCCTCAAGATGAAGAATCTGAAGCAGAGCTAAAAAATTTGGCCGCAGTTCCTTATCAAATTATTAGTCCAGCAAATAATGCATCCATTGTAGGTATTTTTCAAGATTCTTTGTTAGGCAGTTATCGGTTTACAAGACCAAATATTAATTTTAATATTCGTCAAACAATGAATCTATTAATGTCCGTGAATGAAATAAATTTACCAAAAATACAGAATAAAGAAAAAATATCTAGTTTTGATATATTATCACAGATTTTACCACCTCTCACATTAAAATATAAAACAAAACATTGGGATGATGAAGAAGATTATGCAAAATCCAACAATGTTATTGAAATTAATAATGGTGAATATATTCGTGGACAAATGGAAAAAGGTGTTTTTGGTTCCGGTGGAAAAGGTTTATTGCAAAGAATTTGTAATTTTTACGGTAATCAATCTTGTGCTACATTTATTGATAATTTACAAAATATTATAACAGAATATATGAAAACGAGTGCATATAGTGTAGGTATCAGTGATTTAATTGCTGATAAAAATACCAATCAAAAAATTATTGAAACTATTACTGAAAAGAAAAAAGAAGTAAAAAGTTTAATTGACGAGATTCACTTAGGAATTTTTGAAAATAATACTGGAAAAACAAATGAAGAAGAATTTGAAACCCAAGTTACAAACATTTTAAATAAAGCTAGATCTGAAGTAGGTAAAATTGGAAGAAATAGTTTAAGTAAGGACAATCGTTTTGTAATTATGGTGAATGCCGGTTCAAAAGGCGGTGACTTGAATATTTCTCAAATGATCTCATGTTTAGGACAACAAGAAGTAGATGGAAAACGTATCCCATATGGATTTGAAAACCGAACATTACCTCATTACACAAAATACGATGATTCCCCTAGTGCTCGTGGATTTGTAGAAAGTTCATTTATTTCCGGATTAACACCAGAGGAATTATTCTTTCATGCAATGGGTGGTAGAACTGGTCTTATTGATACAGCAGTTAAAACTTCTCAAACAGGTTATATCCAAAGAAGATTAATTAAAGGAATGGAAGATTTAAAGGTAGAATATGATATGACTGTTAGAAATAATAAAGGAAAAATTATTGAATTTTCATATGGAGATGATGGTATTGATACTGTTAGAGTAGAAAACCAATTTTTACCATTAGTTCATATGAATCTTGAAAATATATATGCTCATTTTCATATGCCTACAGACGATTCCAAAGATAATATTTTCACAACATCTTATACAAAAGGCGCCGCCTCTAGATTTAAAAAACAACAGTCTGATTTAGAAAATAAATGCAAATTGTATATTGAATATATGATTAAATCAAGAGATGATGTTGTAAAACATGTCTTTAAAAATAAAGATTCTGCTACAGTGCATTTACCTGTAGCATTTCAGCACATTTTGAATAATGTACAAGGCATGTTAAATATTAATAAAAATTCCATGGTTGATATTACACCACTAGAGGCGTTCAATATGATTGAAAATAATTTTGAAAATTTAGTAAAAATTCGTTTAACACCACCAACTGAACTATTTAAAGTTATGTATTACTTTTATCTAACACCTAAAGATCTATTGATGGTTAAAAGATTTAATAAAAAAGCATTAATCGTATTATTAGAAATGATTAATAAAATTTATAAAAATGCGATCGTTGCTCCTGGTGAGATGGTTGGTATGATAGCTGCTCAATCAATTGGCGAACCAACTACCCAAATGACTCTGAATACATTCCATTTTGCAGGTGTAGCTAGTAAATCAAATGTGACTCGTGGTGTACCAAGAATTGAAGAAATTTTATCTTTATCTGAAAATCCTAAAAATCCATCGGTTACACTTTGTTTGAAAGAAAATGAAGAAACTAGTAGAGAACGTGCGCAAGAATTAGTAACGGAAATTGAATATACTAAATTGAGAGAAATTGTCGCAAATATTCAAATTTGTTTTGATCCAGATGATTTATCCACATTAGTAAATAGCGATGAAACCTTATTAAAACAATATTATGAATTTGAAAATATGATTGATGATTGTATTGGAATTGATAGCGACAATAAAAAAGAAAAATCTAAATGGATAATTCGCATGGAAATGCATAAAGAATCTATGTTGGATAAAAATATATCAATGGATGATATTAATTTTGCTATATCAAATATTTATAATGATGATGTATCTTGTGTATTTTCAGATTATAATGCAGACAACCTTGTATTTAGATTAAGATTAAATAATAGCAAAAAGAAGCCAAAAGTAAGTTCATTAGATCAATCTGATGAAATTTATATACTTAAAAATTTTCAAGAAGAATTATTAAATAATATTGTTCTACGTGGAGTTAAAAATATTCATAAAGTAAATTTACGTAAAGTAACCGATAATGTCTATAACGAAGAGGGTAAATATGTAAAACATGAATCATGGGTACTTGATACTATTGGAACAAATTTAATGGATATTTTAGCTCTCGATAATATTGATATTAATCGAACGATTAGTAATGATATTCAAGAAATATACCGTGTATTTGGTATTGAAGCTGCTAGACAGGCGATTTTTAATGAATTGGCTGAAGTATTAGAATTTGATGACACATACATTAATTATCATCATTTGTGTTTGCTATGTGATAGAATGACTTATTCGGAAAAAATGATTTCTATATTTAGACATGGTATTAACAATGATGATATTGGACCAATTGCGAAAGCATCATTTGAAGAAACACCAGAACAGTTTTTAAAAGCGGCGCGCCATGCTGAATTAGATAGTATGAGAGGTGTATCAGCCAACGTAATGTGTGGACAAGAAGGATATTTTGGAACAAATTGTTTTCAAGTATTAGCTGATATTAACGAAATGTTATCACAAGAGCCAGTAGAAATGGAAAATGATAAAGATATCGATTTAGAAGATGTATTATCTGATAATAAAGCAGAGAATGATTGTGGAAAATCGGCATTATCCATTCAAAATAATGCATTGAATATTAATAAAGTAGATCTTGGAGATGATGATGATGAATATAACATTGATTTTTAAAATTAACATAAAATAATTATAATAAAAATTTTTTATTATTATTATTTTTTTTTGATAAATATATTAAATATTTAGTAATATCATATATTATAAACTCAATGAACAAAAAAGGATTATCTGAAATTATATCAGGTACAATTAATAACCTTAAGGGTAAAATAGTTGATGAAATAATAGAACGAATAAACACAGATGCTCGTGGGGTTGGTCATGACTCTAACCCTACAACGGTTACCTTTAATGATACATCAGATGCAAAACACTCGGATGCAAAACACTCGGATGCAAAACACTCGGATGCAAAACACTCGGATGCAATGCCGTCTGACGTAAAACACTCGGATGCAAAACACTCGGATGTAAAACCACCTGATGTAAAGCCGTCTGAGAGTAATGTAAAAGATCATATTGCTACATCTTATAATAACTTTTCTATTGATAATGTTGTTACAATTGATAGGGTATTTGTAAAATGTATTAATAAGTTAAATTTTA